ATTGATGGGAGATGGATTTGCCACTCTGGGTGCCATAGCGGCATCAGGGTACCTCCTTGTGGGAAGAAAGATGAGAAAGGTATAGTTTGGCAGGGAGTTCTGGATTTTTTTGCAGATTGTTTGGACTATTTGTGAAATGTTGTTACAAACCACAATATCTTGTGTTTGGCCAACACAAGACTCTAATCTGCTTGTGAAAAGCTTGTGAATGGTTTTCACAGGTCATTTTAGCTCGCTGTCTTCGGCTCTTCATCGCTGTTTTTGGCATCTCATTTTACTCCTAAGACGAGACGAATTGGAGGCCTTTGATTTCTATTTTTTGGTCTCTGGGGCGCTCCAATAGTTTTATCGTTTTGAATTTTAAACCACTCCAAAATGTGGAGGTCACTGTGAAGTAATCACCGTGCTCCAGAATCATCGCATTCCAGAAAACCAAGAATTCTACCGTCTTTTTTAACTCCTTTTTTTCGAGAAGAATCCAATCCATCACATCATCCACCATCAGGGCAAGATCACCCACACACGAGAATTCAATGTCTTCCTGAATCGTTCCGTATTTTGTGATAGAGGTGCCATTTGAGAGCTCAAGAACCTTTTGAAATTTATCACCAAGATTCCCACTCTTTGAGTAATCCCGCAAATAATGCCCCCGGAGTTTATTACGAATATCGGCAACTTCCGTTTTGCCAAATTTAATTCGATCACTAACGTTTTTTTTATCAAAGGTCATCTGAGAGGTCGGATCGGTCGTCGAGCCGAATGCTAATTGAAATTTTCCTCCCGCTTCAAACATATTGGAACGGCTCTGAAAATCCATCTCCCGAAAGAGGTCCATCGTTTCCTGGGCAACTTCAGACAGGTTAAAGGCGAATTTATATCCTCCCGATATCTGGCCGGCATAGGTGGTCCCGACCGTGGCAAAAGACGCCCCGATATCCCCCGCAACGAATCCAAGAAGGATAATGAGAATATGCTTGCGAACATAATCTGGACGTTCAATCAAATTTCCAGCTCCACCATAATTTCCATCTGGATCAGCATAGCCCTCGACATCAGCGGCCACCTGATCCCCAATGACCATGTTGGCGACAGAATTTCCGGAAAGGGTCACGCCATCGGCGGCATGGTTATCGGTATTAACGGCACTTGGTGTATATTCAATTTCTTTATAGATTTCGCTAACCGCTCCAGCACCACCGCCTGCCCAAACCTCCACATTATCGTTCCAACCCCCCCCTGTCTTCGAAAATCTCTGAAGCCCCCTTCCGCTGGCGACCGATCCTATCGTTGTCCCCCCACAAACAACAGCCCCCATTGAATTCGAATCATTAAAAATATAAACATATTGTTTTACAACGGTTCCATAATTGGTTTCGGTAAAAGTAAAATCAGCATAACCATAAGTAACATGGAGATGCGTATCTTCGTTTCCATCAAAAGCGACTTCACATCCACTCGGACCCGTGGGAATACATTTTTTAAGTGAGGGCAATGTAAGAGTGACGGGATGCAAATGTGAGCCTGTCCCTACCGCCAGATTCGTTTTCTCTTCGTATTTTACCTTATCGGAAAAAACCAGATAGGCCCTGCCACCAGTATTGATGTATTTTGTTACACCCGAAAGTACTCTTAACCATTCTTCGCTTCCGCGCTTTATATAAACATCGCCAATGGCCTTAACGGGATGCTGGGCTACCTCAGCCTCAAAATCAGAACGCTTCTCGTAAATCTCTGAACCCTTACTGTGAGCAACCGCCGTCGTGCTATTGTAACCCCTTGTCACAGTCAAGGTCCCCGTTGCCTTTGTATTAGCGGTGACACGAATCTCTTCATTATCACAAAACGTCGTGAAAGGTGTTGCCGGACACCCATTGGAATCGCTCACCACAATAGAGGTAGCCGCTGCCGTAATGTCTGCGGTCAATGTCGAGAGCCATCCTGCCACGGTCCAGGGACAAACTACTTTTTTTAATGAACCGTAAAGAATATTTCGATTTTTCCCTACATCGTCCGGGTCGGCATTGGCGAAATCGGCAAGGTCTATTACATCGAGGGGAAGGCTGGCATTTTTCCCGAAGAGCATCAAGGAGCAATCGATATTAAAATCCGTGGGTGGGTCGTAGATATCATAGGGCTGGCCCATCTCACCCTTGAAAATCTTGGTGGAGACATCGGAGGCAAAAGTCTCTCCCGGATCAATCAGGAGCTTGTATATCTCCACATACTTTTTTTCGGGCGGATAGGCGTCAAATAGCTCGATAAGAGTATTATAGGCGAGGATTTTTTCGTTCTTAAATCTCAGAGTGACCTGGGAATTGTCCGCTCCGCCGAGGTTTCGGATCTCGTTTCCGATGGACGAGAGATCGAAGAGGTAAGCCTCATAGTCATGCCCGTTATATCTATAGTTTTGGTCCGAAAAGTAGAGGGTCAATCCTGAAAGGCTCAGGTGAACCAGATAGATCGGCTTGATGAAGGGTCTATCGATTTTTTGAAGTTGGTTGGCGTCAAGTGTTTTTGGCATCGGTATCTTTTATAAAAGGGACAGTACAGTTAGGGACCATAAATAGGGACACTTCCCTATTTTTAACGTTACGAAAAACCCTGAATGAAAAAAATAGGGAAGTGTCCCTATTTATGTGGTTGCGCCCAGGACTTCTCTCAGGTCCAGACGGCATGAATAGAGAGCATCCGCATCTTCGCCGTCGTAGCCAAAGTCTTCCTCGTTTATTTTTTTCATGAACATGACATTTCCGAGATGGTCTTCCACCCAGAAAGGCTTTATGCCTCCGCAAAGCGTTTCAAAAGCCTCGAATTCAGCCTTCTGGGACGTCCCCATATCTTTTAGCTCATAGGCCCTGAAACGCCGAGGATCTCCGAACTGGACGCCAAAGTCGAGGCCGGAGAGACTCTCGTCGTTATATTCATTTCTTCTTCTGCCCTGCCTGGCGCCAAAGAGAGGGTTGGTCAAAAAGGTATAAGTTTTGCCAACGAACATCTCCGGGAGTTCAGGGGCGGAGGCCGGAGAGGCGATGTTGAGACGCCAGTAATTTTTTGTCAGCGCAGTGAGGGGCATATCGATCAAGGCAACCCCCGATTGAAACCAGGAAAGAGAATCGTGGATGTCGCTGACGAAGTTATCACTACTATATTGAAACTTGAGCGAGAGGCTGGTGAGATTATGGCCTACCGGGATGATCAGCCGGTCGATTTGATACGGATCATCCGCCGCAAATTCAGCGGTTTCTGGAATAAACGGGGCGCCATAAAGTGTAGATCCCAGCCTTATTCGCCACTCATCCAATCCTCCCTTCAGATACCATGCCGTTCCTAAACCGAAAGAGCCGAGATATATTCCCGTGATCGCACATGGAGCCAGAGCCGACGTTATAGAAATGTCGGAAGAGAGTAATGAGCCGGCCTCTCCCACATAAACCTTATAGGCCGATCCATTAAATTTCGCCACGACCTTGTACCACGTATTGTTTACCCAGGATGTTTTTGCCCCGGCCCCGGCGCCTGTTCCATCCGAGACATTCCAGGTGGACCCGTCTGATGACACCAATAAACAGAGTCTTTCCTCCGAATATCGGAAGACTAATAAAAGCCCCCGGAATGCGGCGTTTTCCGCAGAGAAGATCGCTTGACTCGCTTGAGTTTTATCGCCCGTGTAGAACCAGCCTTCAACGGTAAAGGCAGTACCCAGGGAGGTAATTTCGTCGGTATAGAGCGTATCATTGACTCCATCAAGAACCAATTTCCCGGACCCGAATTTGGGTGACGAGGACGAGAGGAGCGGGGCGCTGCTATATGGATAACTCCAGACGTGATCGTGCTCATCTTTAAAAACGTTTGTGTTCCTCGGATAAACGACGAGGCCCTCCGCGATCGTGACAATCGGCATGGGCTTGGCCTGGATATAATCGATCAGTTGATCAAGCATTGTCGCATCGTCCGATGTAACGACATGGAGAAAAAAAACCACCCAGCGCTGATTGGTATAGGCCGAATCAACATATGATTTATAGGTGTTCAGCAAGGTATGATCATCGACACAGTAGGCTCGTATTTCATAACTTTTTAAAACGTTATGATTCAGGGACTCGATTACTCCGCGGGCCGAATCATAATATTGCCGGACTATACGTCTCACAAGTGGATTATGCGCGCCATATGGATAGACCAGGTTTCTGCATGTCAACCCCTGGGCCTCGATTGCAAGTTGCGAGTCTTTTAGCTCTGTCGTAATCTGTGTCTCGGTCAAGCCGGTCAGATCTGCATGTGTTTTGGTGTGGCTGAGTATTTCCCACCCGGCTGACTGCATCGCCTGAAGCTGCGCCCACGTACAATATCCGGATGTCGCAATCAAATCAGTAACGGCTGCAACGCAGGCAGGCTCTCCTTGAGAATCGAAGACGGGCTTACCGTTGGTATTTAGCGTAATGTCACCATCATCAAAAATAAATGTCACCTGGCCCAGGGGAATCCCGTTTGAGCCGTTGAAATGGAGCAGACTACGCTGCGAGATAGGTTTTCCCTGATCCAGTGTGATGTAAAAGTTGGCGGGAGCGCTATTGCCCTTGAATAGTTTCCCGATATCTCTATCGTATAGGCGGTATTTAGGGAAGGAAGTATTTTCGGTCGTGACCGTGACCGTCGAATTTTCAAGGATATTTCGGTATATGATTTTAATTTGCTGGGCCATGTTTTAGTCCAAATTAACTTATTAGATCTTTCAGCTCGCCCTTGAGGTGGTATTTAAAGACCTTTAAAAGTTTATCCGCAACGTCGTTGGCGTCTCCCGCGCCCGGGATAGTAACATTCAAAGTGACTCCGCCCATCGAGACCTGGTTCGTCGTGCGGACTTGTTCCCCCTTGTGAAGCATATAGAGTCCAGTCTTCGGGACATACGGCATCCCCGTCTGATAGGACCCTTCAATCATCTTCAACGTTTCCAGTTGTTGTTTCATTTTTAAAATATCCAATCTCCCCTGTACTTCCTCCATGAAATATGAGAGTGTTTTCCATGCGGACGGGGCGATCCCATATAATTTTGTATCTGCACTCGCGTATGGATTCGACCAGAGCGCCATATAACCCCAATAGACATCATTGTATCTCTCCATCTCTCTTTCGGCCTGTTTTATCCCCAGGCCAATTTCTCTTAAATTGATCGTTGTCCCCAATCCATTGATGACATTTTGGAGGGAGCCGAACTGACCGATGATGTCCTTGATCGTTTCGCTCAATGGCTTCTTGGGGGAAGCTTCTCCATAAAACTTTAATTTGACATCAAAATTTTTATCGGCCTCACTCCCAAGCATGCGACCCATATTCGTATCAACATAGTCGCCAGATCCAGAACTATTTACATTGACCTTAACATTGATCGGCTGACCTTCAATTATTCTCTTAATTTCCATGTAGGCATCATTAATAGTGGTCTTAAAGTCGGTTGTATCTGCGACCGGCTCGATTGGGGTAACTTCAATAATAGATTTTGCATCTTCCCACGGGGACATAATGCTGTTAAATAATGTATCATCATCAGCTTTTATTTTCCAAATGCTGGCTTGCTGGTTGAATCTTTCATTGACTTCCCTAAACTCCGCTTCGAACCCGGCTATATTGACTTCAAATGGTTCCTGAATTTTTTTTCTCGCCTCCTCGGTAACCGCGGCCAATTTCTCTATTTTCTTTCTAAAATCATCGCCCCCCTCCTCCCTGATCTTCTTGGCTTGCTCCTCATATCCCTTATAGAGGTCTGTTAATTGTTTTGTGGGATCCTCACCGATCGCTGCCTTCATGGATGAGGTAGCCGCTTTCAGCGCGTTTTGATAACTTAAGACCGAGGCTTTCCCTTCCTGCCAACCCTGTTTGATTTTCTCAACGGCCCAAATATTTTTTTCGACCATCGCTGTAAGAGCCTCTGTGGATGTCACATTCAGCATCTGATAGGCAATGTTTACCTCCTCCAGAAGCGAGTAGTATTTGGTCTGTTCTTCATATCCTCTTTTTGCCGCTGCAACCTTTTCCTGTTCGGCTTTGATGACTGCATTCGCATCTTCTGTTTTCGTCGTCTCGGCGATCTTTCTTTTTGTGATTCCGAGGAGTGAATCGACCCCTGCCCACCATTCCTGAAAAAATTCTTCTTGTTTTACCCAATCAATTGCTCCTAATATTTTCTCGCCGATACCTCTTTTGATATCGGCGATCGTATTATTCATTTGTGCCATTTTGCCGGCATAAGTCTCTATGTCATGTTGCGCAGCGCCACCGAACATTTCATTTAATATTCGCATGGAAAGGGCCGCTTTGTCAGCCTTGCTGGCATTCATTCCGAGGACGGCGTCCAATTGTTTTAATTGCGGAATTGCGATTCGAACCATCTCAATGTTCCCTTCCATCGCAAATCCGACGATTTTGATCGCTGAGGCCAAATCCATGCCTGTTTGCGTGCTCACGTCCATTGCTAACTTAACACCCTGCATTCCCCTGGCAAGATCGTCAGTGTACTGCATTATTTGACCGAGACCCTGCTCGGCCAATTCGGAAGAAAAGCGCGTGGCTTTCTGTACTGAATTGGCAAAGGCTTCCACCGGGCCTTTCACGTTCGCATATTCTATCCCCGTTGCCCGGATCTGAAAGGCCATGCGGGATGTAATCTGCTCAGGTTCGCCTGCGGCCCGGAGAAACGCCTGGAGGCTCTTAATAACGCCATAGATCGAGGCGCCGGCAGCGGCGAATTCAAGCCAGTGGGATTTCAGGGTTTGAAATAATGATCCGATCGAGGAGGTTGTTTTTTTGGTGGTGGCCCCGACTCCTTCAGATTCTTTACCAACTGCACGAATGGCATCGGCAAGTTGTTGAAAGGCCGGCTCAGCCTTATTAATGGCTTCGAGGATGATTTTTACGCTGTTCTCTGGCATGGCGCCTCCAGCGCAGGTCTATTGAGTTCTTTGAGTTCTTTGAGTTCTTTGAGTTAACCCAATGAACACAATGAACCCAATAAACCCAATGAACCTATTTAAATTTACAGTTCGCACAGTCGTCTTTTTTGGCCTTACGACAGGCCCTGCAATATTTCTTTTTTGCCCCCTCACCCCCACCCTCTCCCTCGAGGGGAGAGGGGGAAGAAGAGATTCCAAAAAAATTTAAAACTGATTCTCTGAAAAGGATCTCCCTTACTCCGTGTCTAAGGTAAGGTCCGCATTCTCGCGGGGTGTATCCCCAGAGGATTTCATCCCTTCGGGTGATGTCTCCTCCGCAGAGGATGACGACGGCCTCTTCGATCCAGTCGTTATCTTCTCCAGGATCCGGTCGATCGCTCCCTCCAGCTCCGCCATCATCGGAGCTATCGGGTTGCAGTCGAAAAAATCTTCGATTACCTTTAGCGCCATCCCCGGCTTAATCGAGAATTGTATCTCTTTGGTTAGGGCCGAAACGTCTTTATCTTTCAGATGGCGGTTCTCTTCCCCCAAGACGATCGCAATGCCTTCCGCAAGATCATCGCCCAGGAGTTCGATGATCTGGAAGGGGTTAAGAATCTCCGGGAGTTTTTTCCCCCTGAGGAATTTGATCAGTTGCTGGACCTGGCCCAGAACCAGGGGCTTCTGGGAATATTTTTTGCCGTCGATTTCGTATTCGAACATATCCATATCACTCCTTTCAGTCGATAGGGACACCTCCCAATTCCTGCAGCAGGCATTTAGAAAATATCAGATGCGAAAAATTGGGAAGTGTCCCTAATTTTTACAGCAACGCCTGGGCGTTCATCAGCTCGATCCAGAGGGCGCTGGCGTCGGCGTCGTCATCGTAGTAGGCCTCGAATTCCAGATCGACCATGATGCCCTTGTCTCCGGCAATGATAGGGGCTTGCGGCCTGAAAACGATCTCGTCAAAGTTGTAGGTCAGCTTTTCGTTCCCCGCCGTGCCGGCCCCTGTGCCCTTAGTCAGCACGACCTGGAGCGTGGTCTCGGTATTTGCTACCGCCAGATTATAAAGCGTTATGCTGTCAAAGAGGGCGGTCAACTTTCCGCTCACCTTAACTTTGCCCGCATTGATCGAATATCTCTCGCCCGCGCCTCCGATGACAAAGGTTGAGCCATCGAGACTATTTTCTATCTTCCCGCTTACCTCTGTCACCACTGCGACCGGCGCGCCGCCCTGATTGATCACAGCCTCAAAACCATCAAATGCATTGTGGCCGAAATCAGTGGGCGCCCCATCGTGGGGAAGCGTGGCCACGGTTTCTTTTGCGCCCATCAGAGAAAAGCTTCCTGTGATGGGGCCTTCGGTCTTGACATCAAAACTGTGGGAGTTGACCTTGCAGCCGTTATAGCGAAAGTATTGGAGGATATCGCCAAATTGCTTTTCGACTTGCAGGCCCGCAGGGAGAGAGCCGACTTTGAAGGTATGCGTATAGGGCGACCCGGCTCCGACCCGGGTATAGCTTCCGAGAGTATGTTTGAAGAGGCGGCCCATCCAGGGGTTAAGTTCGACAGAGAGGTCTCCGGCAACTTCTTGATTGCCTCTGGTTGGCTTGTTCGGGTTGCGGGTGGACCGGATGACATTGGAGCTCGAAAAGGCGCGGCTCAATCTCAAACTCTCGCTGAGAAACGGCACATATAGGCCGCCTTTGATGGCGCGGATATCGTCAATGTGGAATATGAAGGCTCCCTTATCCACGGCCTGGTTGATGCCGATGGAGATGAGCAAGAGATCCGTAGCCGGATTTGCAAGTGTGAGGGAAATCGGAGTGTACGTATCTGCGACCAGGGCGGGAATATTGAGCGTCTCAAGGGGCGTTGCGCAGAGAACGTGCTGATCGAGCATGAGCTGGAGATCTCCGGCCGCCAGCGCAATCGAAGATTTGACCCAGGCCGTGATATGATCGTAGTTTGCGAGGCTTGCGATGGAGATGACCTCGCTCGCCAGGATCCCCGTCGAGGCATTGGACGCCATTGTGAGCTTGACGGCGTTCGTACCGGCCTTCTTATCCGTATCAACCTCGGTGGTGACGCCGGTTACGACCTGCTCGTTCCAGGCGTCTTCACAATCTTCAAGTAAAAGTTCGGGGACGCTCTTAAAGACGAGCTCCTCGGCGATAACCAATCTTGCCTCTGATCCTTGTGCTTGCATGTTTTTTTACCTCCTCCTGGTAGCCGCAGGTTTTAACCTGCGTTAATCGCAGCCTGAAGGCTGCGGCTACAAAAGAATTAAACTCGTTCATAGACCGTTAGAATGTGAACCTGCATTTCGTTCGAAAGTCCATCGAATAGGCAGAGAAATTTTTCGTATTTATTTCTGCCCTCCTCCTCACCGGCATCAGAGGATCGATGGTCAATCCGACCCTTTGCCCTGTGAGTATGGATCTTAGGTCTTCCAACATTTTATATACTCCGATGCCTCCGCGTCTCGATTCCCCGCCGCCCCTCAGCGACTGAGCGCAGACCAGGATCGAGAATGTCATCTCCTCGGTCTGTTGCTTATTTGGAAAGTGCTCGAAAATGCTTTCCGAATAGATGACCAGGGCGCAAGGGAGTTGCATCGCAAAGAGCCGGATCTGCTCTTCGAGGTCGCCTCCTTCAATCTGATAGGAATCGATCTTTTTGCAATAGGAGCCCATCCCGGAAGCTTTCAGAGTGGCGATGATGGCGTCTTCAATTTCTGTGATGGTATACATCGCAGTCCTATCACTTATGTAATTCCCTAACCACGACGGCCAGGTCATCCTCGATCACTTCGCCCATCGTCGTCTTGATTTTCACTCTCAAAAAATAAGTTATCCCGCTCGTTCCGGCCTGCACCCAGACATAAACGGTCGTATCCGTGTTGGACGACCCGGCTAACATGGTAGCGCTGAGATCGTCGCCTGCCGCATTAAAGATCTTGGCCTCGTAACTGGCGATTGTGTCGGCCGTGATCAGGGCGTTAGATGCGCTAAAGGCCAATCTCCGCTTCTCAGAGGGTTGTTTTGTCCAGCTCGATGGATTCATTAGTTATCTCTCTCCATCGTAAAGGCCGCAGGGCGCGCATTCATTTGATAATCTTTCCTCGCGGCCATGTAAAATATGATAGTAGTCTCTGCCATGCCGGCCTTTTTATAGTAATCATAGACACCGGCCTGGGAGAGGATGGTATCAAAGAGCGTCTCGGCATTGGGGCCCGTGAGAACGTCCGTGACCGAGGCGCTGCTTACGATAAGATCTTGCACGCCGTGAATATATGCCTGCTGATCGGTGATGGAAACCTGGCTCTGAATAAGAATCAGAAGATTATGAATGTAAATCTGCTTGTCCGAAATAGAAGAGAGCGAGACCAGTGTCGAAAGAAGACTGTTGAAATAGGTCTGAACGGTTGTGATAGAATCGGCTGACTGAATTGTTGAGAGCAGATTCTCTATCAGGCCGAACGACTCGGTAATCGACGACAAGGACACGACGATCGTCTGAACGATCTCGATGTACGCCTTGAGGTCCGTAATCGAAGAGGATGACGTGCCTAAATCCGCAAGGGTTATCACATACGCCTGGAGATCGGCAAGGGAAGAGACCAACTGAGCAACGCTCGCGAGTGTGTCAACATAGGTCTGAATCGCCGTGATCGCGCCGACGGAGGTGATGGTGCTCAA